GTTCCTTGCGCCACATCACCGCACAGTCAGTCTCCTGGTGCGGCGCGTAGGTGCCCCAGCCGTCAGCGGTCAGGCTGCTGGCCCGGTCCCCAGTGCCCACCTCCGTCCAGGTCATCAGGTTGCAGCTGGGATCCTCGTGGGTGCTGCCCTTGTCCACCTGGTTGGCCAGGCTGGCTGGGCTTTCGTCGTACCGGCTGGTGCAGGGTGCGGGCCTCACATTGACCATGGCTCAGCTCTTGACTGCCTGCCAGATTTTGTCCACCTTGGCCGCGAGATCGTCCACTGTGTGCTCCAGCTGTTTGACCCGCTGGTAGGCATCCTCCGCATAGCCACGGGCCTGGTTGAGTGTCTTGCCCACCGTGGTCTCACCGCTGTCACCATCGTCTGGTGACCATTTGCTGATCGGGTCTGTCTGCTCCATATCAGGTGCCTCCGATTCATAGGCGATGCTGGGCGCGGGGTCACGGACCACCGCGCAGGACCAGCCACCGGTGGCGGTGGCGTGGCGCTCGAAATGCAGATGGGGCCCGGTCACGTTGCCCTCTGCGCCCACCTTGCCCACCTGCTGGCCGGTGGCCACCTGGGCACCGTTGGCCACGGTGCGGCTGGTCATGTGCGCGTAGAAATCCCGGGTGCCGTCACCTGGCCGGATCTCCAGCTGATGGCTGCCGAAAGCTGAGCCGTGGTTGCAGTACACCGCCGTGCCACCCCGCGCGGCCACCACCTGGGTGCCGGTCGGTGCGGGGTAGTCACAGCCGGTATGGATCCCGTTCCCGTTGGCATCAGGGCTACAGGACCAGTAGCTGCCCCGGCGCCCGTACGGGGTGCCGATGGCGTAGCCAGGGACAGGGATCACGGGTCACTCCTCTGCGTCCGCGTCCGCGTCTGCCTGCTCCTCCACAAACTCTGGGCGCCTGCCCACCTGCGGTTCATCAGTGCCGTCTGTGCCTGAGCCCTCATCCGCTGGCGCTTCTGCCTGCTCTGGCTCTGGCGTCTGCGGCTTCTCTGCCTGCTCATCCGGGCCAGGCTGCTGGGTCTCGCTCATGGTGTGTTTCCTTCCGTTGGTTGTGCTGCTGGGCTTGCCTGAATGTCGGTGATCTCCTGCCCACAGGGGCCACAGGTGACCGGGACGGGTGGATCGTTGTCAGGTACTGCCAGGGTGATCGGGATATCGGCGTTCTCGCACCCCTCGGTATGGCAGGTGACCACAATGCCTATGGTTGGTTCGGTCGGGGGAATGGACACATCTGCTCCCTTTCATTTTCTAAACGACGTGAGCGGACCACATACCGAAAACAGTGACAAGGGCGCCGGAGGTGATGCCAGCGTAAACAATCATCCCGGTCGGCGTGACGTTGCCGACTGTCATGTGGGTTGTATGAGGCGATGCGCTCGACGGAGAAACTTGGGCATACGGCGCAGCCGTGAACCGGCCCGCCGGGAATGTGACGGCGGTCGAGTAGGCGCCGTTTAGGGACGAGACGACGACGGACACGGACCCGACCGCTTTCACTCCGGCTTTGTCGTTGACAGCCTGCGCGAGCGCCTGAATGGCGTTGTCGCCGTCCATAACCCTGTCGGTGCCTACCGGGTACGGGTAGCCAAGTGACGTGTTAGAGCCCATTTCGGTTTCCTATCTCGCTGGCGCGTAGTTGTCCCAGGTCACGCCTGGGTGGGTGGTGTCCCATCGCTGGGTGGCTGGCACGTCATCCCAGCGGCCCAGGTTGGGCTGTGGTCCCAGGCAGCTGGCCTGGTCCCAGGTGGTGCTGCCTTGGCTGTCCCAGGTGCGGCTGGGGTCCAGGTCGTCCCAGCGGGGTGCGGGGCTGGTCCGGCAGTAGCCCGACACCACCAGCTCCAGCGTGTGGGTGCCCCAGGCCAGCTTTTCGGTCCAGCCCTCGACCCATAGTGATGCGGTGGTGGGCAGCTGCCCGGCAGCCGGTAGCCCGGTGAGCCTGATCAGCGTGTGCAGGTCCAGGCTCAGCAGAGTCACGGTGCGGGCAGCGTCCAGCCCGGCTACGTCCACCGGCAGATCACCCATCACCCAGACCGGCTCTAGGTTGCGGGTCAGCAGCAGCTGGCCCATCGCAGTGGCATCGGCCAGGGCCACCAGCTGGGTGGTGGCGCTGAGCCCATAGGTGCCGTACTTAGCTTTGGAATCGGTGCGCTCTGCGGTGTAGCGCGGCTGGTCCTGGCCCTCCGGGGGCACCCCGTAGCCAATCGACACATCGTTGATCAGGCCCTCAGTGGTGCGGCGCCAGGTGGGGGTCACCAGAATGTCGCACGCGTCCAGCTCCAGCGCGGCCACCGCGCCGCGCCGGTGGTCTGCATCGGCATACCGGATATCACCGCCCTTGGTTGCCCACACCACCCCGCTGGCGTCTGCGGCTACTGCCTGGGCCAGCTCCAGGGCTGGCTGGCTGTCTACGTCCCGGGGCAGGATCTGCACCGTGCCGGGGTCGCTGGTGGTCGGATCCAGGGTGATCCCAGCGGCAGCCATGATGCGCGAGATCCGCGCCCCATCCAGCTCCTGGCCCCAGGGCACCGCGCCCACCGTCCGGCGCCCGAGATCGGCCAGGCTGCCGGTGGCGATCACCTGCGCGACCACTTGCTCTGGGGTGTCCGCGCCAGCTTCTGCCCAGCCCTGCGCCAGATCGGTGATCCGCCCGACGAAACGCACAGAGCTGGTCTGGGGTGTGTCGGTGGTCACCCGGATAATCCCACCCACATCCAGCGCCGATGGGAATTCGGTCGCGCCGCTGTCGAGGCTGATATCCAGGGTGCAGCTGGAGGCTTCCGGCTGGCTGTCAGTGTCCGCGCGCCCGTGGTGGATGGTGACCTCATCGACCAGGCAGCTGATATCGGTGGCCACCGCACCCTGGCCGGACAGCTCTATCGAGTCGATTTTGGGCCCGGTGTTGGCATCGGTCCAGATGTGCGGCGCCACGTAGATAAACCCAGCGGGTACTGAGTCGGTGGCGTGTGTGTACTCAAACAGATATGAGCCAGGCACAGGGCACTGCATCTGGGTTTCGGCCATGGTGCTGTGGTCGTACCCATTCCAGAAGGGCCCGGAGTAGGCAGCGGTGGCGGTGTCGCCGTAATACAGGCCAGCGGTGATCTGGCAGGGAGCGGTGACGCTGAACCGGATCCGCAGCCGGAACATGGTGGAGGCGCCGCGCAGGATGCCCGGCAGCCGGTCGTCATAGCCCAGCTGCGCGCCCTTGGTCAGATCGGTGGGCACCGCGTAGCCACCGGCAGCCCAGGCCCAGGGCTGGCTGAATGGCAGCTGCCGCCAGCCGGTCAGGTCGCTGGTCATGTAGGGGTTCGTGTTGAGTACCGGGCCCCAGGCCAGGGTGGTGGGGTCGGGGGTCAGGATGACCGTGTGCTGGCCGATCATCAGCTCACCCGCAGACCCACCCGGCGCTCATGGCCGGTCAGGATGCGCTGCACCTGGCGCGCCGTGCCCTCCGGGTCTACGGCGCCGTACACATTGATGGTGAGCCCACCCACCGGGGCCCGGCTGCTAGCCCGTCCTAGGGGCACCGCTGGGGCAGCAAAGGCACTCAGGGCCCCAGCCCCGCCACCGGCACCGGCCACCGCTGGCGCAGCCGCGCTGCTGAGCCCCGGGATGTGGGGCAGGCTGATTTTCGGCACGTGGATCCGGCCCAGCCAGCCGATCAGCGACTGCACTGCGCCGATCACCCCATCGATGGCAGCTTTGGCGATGTGGAAGGGCGCGGACAGGACTGAGCCCAGACCGGATGCGGCGCCGCGCAGGGCACCCATGGTCTCGGACCACCGGTCCCGTACCCCGGAGAAAACAGAGGCAGCGGTGTCCCGGATGTTGCCCATGATCTCCCGGATAAATTGGACCGTGCCCTGCCACCGGTCACGGACGGCCCCGAACACATTGACCGCCGTATCCCGGATGGCCCCAAAGAGATCCCGCACCACACCCACAGCCGTGCGCCAGGCATCCTTGAGCCAGCCAATGACGCTGGCGATTTTGTCCCGGATCTGACCCCAATGACTGATGATCACCAGGGCAGCGGCCACCACCGGGCCACCCAGAATGGAGGCGATCAGGCGCCAGTGGCTCTTGATCCAGCCGAACACCTCCTCAGCGCCGGTGCCGATCTTCTTGATACTGGCCCACACCAGCTGGGCACCAGCGGACACCGCGTCCCAGACGGCCTTCACGGCATTGCGGAATGCCTCGCATTTCTTCCACAGCAGGATGACCACGATCACGATGGCTGCCACGGCTGCCACCACCAGCAGGATGGGCCCCAGCGCAGCTGCCCAGGCAGAGATCGTGGCGGAAGCGGCCAGGGTGGTGACGCTGGTGTAGATCGTGACCGCGATATTTAGCCCGATGACGGCAGCGGCCAGAATCGCCACCCCGCCAGCGATCACCGCGAACAGGGTCCCGTGGTCCTGGGCCCATTGGCCCACCTTGACCAGCAGGGGTGTCAGCTTCTCCAGGGCTGGCAGCAGGGCAGCGCCGATGGCTTCCTGAGTCTCGCCTAGGGAATTCTTGAATCGCTGCATCTGGCCAGCTGCGGTCTGCCCAGCCTCCCTGGCCGCGCCCTTTGTTTTCTGCTGCACCTCACCCAGAATCCGGCCAAAGTTCTTTGACTCCAGCGCGGCTTTAGAGATCCCGGGCACCAGCCGTGACAGGGCGCTGGTGTTCCCGCCGTAGCCCTTAGCGATGGCGTCCGTGACCGATTTCAGCGGCTTACCGGTGGCAGCCGATATGTCCATCGCCGTTTTCAGGGCCTTCTGGCTCTTGGCCACATCACCGGTGGCGCGCACCAGGGTGGCCAGGGCTGGGCGTAGCTCATCGTCGGTCACACCGGTGGCCCGGCTCTGCGCGTCGATCCAGTCCTCCGTGGCCTGAATCTGAGACTTGCTGGCGTGCGCCCCATTGGTCATGGCGTTGGCCAGCAGCGCCTGGCTCTTAGCATCCTGGGCAGCCGCATCCGCAGCATGGATGGCAGCCGCACCGATACCCAGCAGCGCGGCACCGGCCACCTTGCTGGCAGCCGATAGACCGGACTTGAATTTAGAGGTCTGTTTGTCAGCCTGGGCCATCCCATCGCCCGACAGCTTCGTGACGATATTGACAACCAGATCAGCGCTAGCGGCCACGTTTCCTGCCTGCCTTTCTGATCTCGGCTGCCTGTGCCTCCAGCAGATCCACCACCGTGGCTAGCGTTTCGTCGGTCTCCTCCCACCACTGGCCAGGTGCGGTCTGGGTGGCCAGCGCTATTTCACAGATCAGCCGCGCCCTGCTCCCCATCGGGAAACGGGTCCACCGCGTCTGTGCTCTCATCGGGGGCGCTGACCTCCAGCACCTCATCGCGCCACCGCTCGAACGTCACGGACTGCTCTATCGCACCGGTGCGCCGCGCCGCAGCCCAGCTGATAAAGGTCATCCAGAGCATCGGTGCCTCTTGGAAGCCTGGCCACGGTGGGCGCTGCCGCCCGCGCGTGAGATCCCAGAGCACCAGGTCTGCGTTAGTGGTCTGCAGCTCCAGGTCCGGCACCCCGTCGCGCAGCACCGTCACCCGGGGGTTTGTGAGCTTCCGGTCACCCATCAGGCGCCCCTGACCCTTCCCAGGATGGTGTCTACCTGGCGCAGATCCTGTGCCTGCACCAGTGTCTTGGAATCCTCCAGCGCGGTGGTCAGGAACGGCTGCGGGCTGATGTTGTGCGCAGCCCAGCCGTAATGGATCACCGGCGCATAGATCAGCTCGGATGCGACCACCGCCCTGCCGTGCCCGAGATCCTTGGCCCGGATGGACGCGCGCAGGGTGCCGGTCACCTTGGGTGCCCGGGCCTGGGCGCGCTGCTGGACCAGCCGCGCTGCCTCTGCCTGGTCCAGCTGCTCTAGGTCGTCCTGGGCATTGCCCAGCGTGCGGCGCAGGGCCTCATCGCCCTCGACCGTGACCTGGGCGCTGCTGGTCTGGCTCACGCTGGGCCCATCTCCTCATCGGTGGCCGCACTCTCGGCCAGCACCACCCCGCCGTAGGTGTAGGTGGGCTGCCCGACCAGCGCAAATTCAAAGTCACTGGTCATGGTCTGGGTGGT